ACTGATATTGAATTACAAGATGTAAATTTTTATGCATGTTTTGAAGAGGCTGTGACCGAATATGGAGCTCAAGTAAATACATATAATATTAGAGATAATATGTTGAACTTGTATGGTTCTGAGACTGGTAGTAGTACAAATCTATCACAGAAAAAGGTATCTGCTAATTTTGGAGGATTAATTGAACTTGCAGAAGAATATGGAACAGAAGCAGGAAGTGGTGGAAATGTTACATATTATACTGGTTCATTTGCAGTTAGTTCTAGTAAACAAATTTATGATCTATCAGATTCAAATTTAGTATCATTAGAGTCAGGAACACCTGGAACAGATCAAATTGAAATAAAAAGAATATTTCATGAAGCGCCTCCATCTATAGTTAAATATTTTGATCCTTTTGTAGGTACAGGCTTAGGTTCACAACAAATGATGGAAACATTTGGATGGGGACAATATTCTCCTGGTGTATCATTTATGATGATGCCAATATATGGAGATATGTTAAGATTACAAGCAATAGAATTTAATGACCAAATTAGAAAGTCTGCATATTCATTTGAATTAATAAATAACAACTTAAAGTTATTTCCTATACCTGATGGAGCAAACTTTACAAAAATACATTTTCAATATATTCTAAAAGATGAAAGATCAAATCCTTTAAAAGGAGAAATAGATCGAGTATCAGATTTTTCAAATGTACCATATCAAAATGTAACATATTCGCAAATTAATGTAGTAGGTAGACAATGGATAAGAAGATATGCATTAGCATTAGCAAAAGAAATGTTAGGATATATTAGAGGAAAGTATTCTGCATTACCTATTCCTAATGCAGATGTAACATTAAATGGTTCGGACCTTATATCGGCCGCGCAATCCGAAAAAGAAGGTCTTATAACAGAACTTAAAGAGATACTTGATACAATGTCAAGACAAGCACAATTGGAACGTAAAGCAGCTGAATCAACTGCAATGCAAGACCAAATGAATAAAATACCACTTAAAATTTATATAGGGTAATTATGGCACTATACGGATCAGCTAGAGATGCAAGTTTAATAAGATCGGTCAATCGAGAACTAATTAATAATTTTATCGATATCGAGGTTGCATTCTACAAACTGTCATTAGATGATACTAAAGCAAATATGTATGATGAAGCTGATAATAAAGTATATTATTCTCCAATACGAATTAATTGTTTAGCTGGTAAAGATGCTAAATCATATGTATCAGATGAGGCAGGATATGATATAACAAGAACAGGACAATTTCAATTTTTACGTGATGATTTAAAAGATAAAAATATTCATATCGAAGAAGGAGATGTTCTAGAATGGGATAATGAATTTTATGAAATAGATAGTGTAGGAGCATCTCAATATTGGACTGGAAGAAATCCATCTACAGATATAGGAATGGTTACAGGAGATTTAGATGATTTTGGATATAGTGTTGCAGTTAGTGTTGAAGCGCATGTAACAAGAAGAAATAGATTAAATATACAAGAAGTAAGGTCTGGACTTAATCGACCTAACAGTATACCGAGGAACTTATAATGGCTAAGAATAATTTAAAAAAGACATATAGTACATTTTCAAATAACCCAGCTGTTAATCGTGCCAATCATATACGACGTGATAATGATACGATCAAAACGCCGAAATGCACAATAGAAGATGTAGATTGGGCAGTAATGTCTTACATGCGTGATGTGATAAAACCTACTATTGTCGAAAATGGACAAACAATACCTGTACCAGTTATGTGGGCAAATGGAGAGAAGTGGGCACAAGTACAAGCAAAAGGGTATATGAGAGATAGGAAAGGTAAAATTATGACGCCAGTTATAAGTTTAAAAAGAGGTTCTATAACAGAAAGAGATCAATTAAAAAAATTAGATGTAAATAAAAATCCATCTGGAAATGCATTAGTATTACAAAATAAATTTACTACTGTTAATCGTTATGATAGATTTTCTTTAACAAGAGGTGCTAAACCATTAAACGAATATTATGTAACATCAGTACCAGAATTTGTAGATGTTTCATATGAAATGTTATTATGGACAGAATATACAGAACAAATGAATTCAGTAATTGAACAGATAATGCCTACCGGTGGATTTGCTTGGGGTACAACATGGAAGTTTCCAACTTTCTTCAATGATTATTCATTTGAAGTAACACAAACATCTGGAGATGATAGAATAGTAAGAGCGACGATACCAATGACAACAAAAGGATGTTTATTAATGCCTGATGAGCTACGTGAATCAACTATAAAGAAAAGATATTCAATTAAGCGTGTACATTTTAAATCTGAAACAGAAGCATTCAATGTTAACGTGGAAAATCCTCCACCAGAAAATTATGGTGATCCTACCGCCGGAGCACCTTTTCCACCACGAAAAGGACTTGAAAATTCTAATAATACTGATGAAAGAGCTCCAAAGATTAGGACAAGGTCAATTCAAGGAATTCGAGATATTCAAAATCGACCGCATGCTCCAACATCAGATAGGTAGTGTTTGTAGTTAGAATAGTATATTTATTATTAGTATTAATAAAGGAGAATAGTTATGTCAGAAACAAAAAAGTTTACAAAAGAGGAGTTGGACGAGATTAAAAAATTACGAGAAGCAAATCAAGCTAAAGTAACAGAATTTGGTCAAGTTGAATTAGAACTTATATTAGCAAATCAACGAATAGAATCATTGGTTGCAGATAAAAAAGAATTAGAAGAAAAATTTCTTGAATTGCAAGGTCAAGAAAGAGAATTAGTTAAGAAACTAAATAAAAAATATGGGGCAGGAACAGTTGACTTATCAAATGGCGAATTTACGCCATCAAATTGATAGGTTTGACATTTTGCTCTGATATTTATAAAAAAATAAAAAGAGGAGCATTATAATGGCTGAAAAAATTGTATCACCAGGTGTATTTACCAACGAGGTAGACCAGTCCTTTTTACCCGCAGGTGTACAAGCGATAGGAGCAGCAGTAGTAGGACCAACAGCAAAAGGTCCAGCTAACATTCCTACGGTTGTATCATCGTATGCAGAATATCAACAAATATTTGGAGGTAAAGTAGAATCTGGTTCAGGAGAAACGTTAAATCATTATCGATATTTAACAGATTATACAGCACAAGAGTATCTTAAATATGCAGATACATTAACTGTAGTAAGAATATTAGCAGGAAGTTATACTGCTGCATCAAGTCAGATATCATCATCTAATACAACCGGAGAGAATCCAGCATCCGGTTCTGTAGATATATTAGCTAATTTCGAACCAGAAGATGAAGTACAAATTACAAGTAATGGAGTAGAGTATAGATTTATTGCTGCAGATCCGCAAGATGGCATTCCAGAAGATGCATCGCCTATATATTATTTTGCAACAGGTTCATCATTAGCAGCTGGTATTACAAGCTTAGTTACTGAAATTGATAATGCATCTATTGGAGTAAATGCAACAGCAACAGCAACAGCATTACAATTGACAGCATCAGTAGCAGGAACAGGCGGAAATAATATTTCAGTTGATACAGGATCAGCATCTACATTTAGTGATGTATTAACATTAACAGGTGGTACTGATACAACGACATCAAAAAATTCATTCCAGTTGCATACTTTATCGCATGGAGCAGATCAAAATAGTGCTGGAGGAGATCCAAAAGCAAATGGGTTATTACCATCAGGGTCTGCAACTAATATTAGATGGGAAATAACAAGAAAGAATAATGCAAAAGGAACATTTGATTTACAACTTAGACGAGGTAATGATACTAATCGAAGAAAAGTAATTTTAGAACAATATAGTAATTTGACATTAGATCCTAATTCAGCTAATTATATTGCTAAAATGATTGGAGATCAATATTTTACTTTACAAGGTTCTGGAACAACAGATCCATATTTGCAATTAACAGGTGATTATCCTAGAAGATCTAAATATGTTAGAGTTACTGTTAATGCTAAAACATTAAATTATCTAGATGAAAATGGAGACTTAAGAGATGCAGATCTTTCAGGGTCATTACCAGCAACTGGTTCAGGTTCATTTAGTGGAGGATCAGATGGAACAATTGATCATCCTAGAATGTATAACGAAAATATTAGTAATACTAATTCGCAAGGATTTAATTTAGGAAGTACAGATGAGAAAAATGCATATCAAGATTCAATTAGATTATTAAAGAATCAAGATGAATATGATATTAATTTAATAACATTACCTGGATTGTTTGAAAATTTTGCAAATCATGCTACAGTGATAACAACTGCATTAAACATGGTTGAAGATAGAGGTGATGCATTCTTAATTATGGACCCAACCGAATATGGAGCAGCAATTACAACTGCAACAGCAAAAGCAGATGGTAGAGATTCTAATTATGCTGCAATGTATTGGCCATGGGTGAAAGTACCAGATCCAGGATTAGGAAGAAATGTATGGGTTCCACCATCAGTATGTATACCTAGTGTATATGCATTTAATGACAGAGTTGCAGCACCATGGTTTGCTCCAGCCGGTCTTAATAGAGGTGGAATTGATATTGCAGTTCAAACAGAAAGAAAATTGACTCATGCTAATAGAGATACATTATATGATAATGGTGTTAATCCAATTGCAACTTTCCCTAATACAGGTGTAACAGTATTTGGACAAAAAACATTACAGAAAAAGGCATCTGCATTAGATAGAGTAAATGTACGAAGATTATTAATTGCTGCTAAGAAATTTATTGCAAGTACAACTAAATTCTTAGTATTCGAAAATAATACATCTGCAACAAGAAATAGATTCTTAAGTATTGTGAATCCATATTTTGAAAGTGTACAACAAAGACAAGGATTATATGCATTTAAAGTGGTAATGGATGATTCAAATAATACACCAGATGTAATTGATAGAAATGAAATGGTAGGTCAAATATTCCTGCAACCAGCGAAAACAGCTGAGTTCATTATAATTGATTTCAATATATTACCAACAGGTGCTGCTTTTCCTGAATAAAAAGTAAAAAGTTAGATATTTATAATAAAGAGGAGTAAACAAGATGGCAGAATTACTTAGTCCAACCGAAATATTTTATACGGCGTATGAGCCAAAGATGGCCAATAGGTTCATCATGTACATTGAAGGAATACCAGCATACCTAGTTAAGGCAGCTTCAAGACCGTCAATTGATCAAGGTGAGGTTATTCTAGATCATATTAATGTTGAAAGAAAGTTAAAAGGAAAGTCTAGATGGCAAGATGTTACAGTAACATTGTATGACCCAGTTGTACCATCAGGAGCGCAAGCTGTTATGGAATGGGTTAGATTACATCATGAGTCTGTTACAGGTAGAGATGGTTATTCTGATTTTTATAAGAAAGATTTAACTTTTAACACTTTAGGTCCAGTAGGTGATAAAGTTGAAGAATGGACTCTGAAAGGAGCATTTTTATCAGCTGCAACATTTGGAGATATGGATTGGGCAACAGAAGATCCAGTTCAAATTGAATTGACTATTAAATATGATTATGCAATACTGCAATTCTAAT